CACATCTGTTTCAAATGGGTGGCAAATAGGTGGCATTTCCACCGTTGAACTTATTCACATGAACCCATAGCAAATAGTAAGGCAATTATATCATCACAAGCCGCCGCTGACAACTCATATAACGCTTATATAGCCACTAAAACCAATTCAGTGATCTTTTAGGGTAAAAGAAAAACACCGTCATATAGGCGGTGTTCTTAATGTTTATTACCTTGATGGTTTACCTGTTTCTTCCAATGCATCAAAATATTTTTTTGATATTTCAAACTGTGTTTCACCCACATGAGCCGAATAGCTCGTGGCTTTTCCACTGACAATATCGACATTTTTTTCTATTAAGTCAATATTGTCAACAAGAATCTCTTCACCCATTTCAGATAAAATGGTTTTCGCCATGGTATGTACCTCCTTCCTTTTAGAGTTTATATAGTATATACCATTTCCCACCATTAGTCAAAATGACACGTTGTCAGTCTTGCTACAACTTGCTACACTTAACGCTACATAGTTGGTAATGACTTCATGTATTGTTATCTAACCTGAATAATGCTTTGTATGATCATTCTACCACACATTCAGACATAATGAAAGCCCCTGATTATCACCAAAGGCTTTCTACTGTGCGGATGGGTAACTTTACTTATGCACCCCTTCCGTAATACTGTCAACGGCTTCATTGACCGAATCCGTAAGACCTGACATAAAACCATCAAGGTCATCACCGTTTTTAACAGTGTTCTGCATCCCTGACTGGTCAATATAAACTTCTGCTACTGTATATCTGTTCACTGATTCCTGCTCTGCAATGTCTCGTAAATATTTCAAATCTTCTTCTGTGGCGGTTATAGAATCCTTGATATCTCCTGTATTTCCGGCTATATCATCAACACCGCTACCAAGGGCTGAATTATCCATTGCACCACTAAACGAACTTGCATAGTCATCCGGGTTGGGAATATCAGTGCTGCCAAAAAGATCGGATAAACTGAAATTGGAAACCTTATCAGCAATACCATCGCCCCATGCAGCCCCCGCATCAAATGCATCAGAAACCCATCCGTCCTGAAAGGTGTCAAAGGTTGACATACCTTTATTGAACGCATCAGCCACTGACGTGTATTCTCCTTTGTTTCCGGCTGCTTCTGCTGATTTAGCTGCAAAGTCTGCCGCCGCTGATGTAATACCAGAATAGTCAAACTCCACAAAGGGTAATTTGTTTAGTTCTGCACAAATGCCAGCAACAACCTCACAAGCGGTAGCAAGTAAACCATAGAACCAACTTTGAACCGAACAGATAGCGTTGTTAAAAGCAGTCATCATATTGTCACATAATGCACCTATTGCACTACCGATACCTAGCGCAATATTTGCCACCATCAAGCCCAAGTTTTTGAAAAACTGGATTACTACGTTGACACCGCCAGTAATTACACCAAAACCTGATGATGCTACCCCGGTCATCTTTGCAATTGCATTACATACTGCAAATATAACTGCAATCAATGCAATAATTGCCAGGATAATCCATACAAGAGGACAAGACAAAAATGCAGTATTTAATCCAAGCTGCGCTGCTGTTTCTGCCGTTGTAGCGGCCACCGCTGTTCTTGTTGCTGCTGCGTGTGCATATGAAGCAACACACATTGCAATTTTAATTGCTGTACCAATCAGTTCTGCTGCTTTTGTGATGGCAAGATAAGTTCCATATAAAGCCAATGCTGCAATTACCCCATAAATGATAGGGCTGATGATTGACCAATTATCAGCTATGAAACCGGCAACCGTGCCAATCAGTTCAAAGATATTCAATACAATATTGGCAAGTACCGCCATTCCTTGGATTGCTCCACTCACAAAATTTTGAAAGGCTTCACTGTTGGCTATATCGTTCAGCCGTTGAAGTACTGGCTGAAATGCCATGATTGCGGTGTTCTGCATGGATTGCCATATCTGCCCCCAAGTCATAGGCATTTGTTCAAACTTGGCATTGATATCATCTGCTGCACCGACTATTGCAGCCTTTACAATATCTGCTGACAATTCACCATCTGATGCCATTTCACGGATTTGACCAATAGGTACTTCCAGATAATCAGCTATGTTCTGAATCAGGTTCGGTGCTTGCTCAAAAATACTGTTCAATTCGTCACCACGTAAAACACCTGAACCAAGTGCCTGTGATAATTGCAACATAGCATTTGATGCTTCGGTGGTGGATGCTCCGGCAATCGTCATCTGCTTTTGGACAAGATTAGCAAATGCAACCACTTCTTCCGAACTACCAAAGGCATCCCTGGCATTATTGCCAAACCGGGCAACCACAGCAGCCATGTCAGAAAATGAACCACGTGCATCCTCTGCCGCTGCATATACCATATATACCAGTTCATCCGTACTTTGCAGACCATCATTCATCATATTCAATCGTGACGTAGTTTGAACAAGTTCATCAGAAATGTTTAATGCTTTTCCTGCGGTCTGAATGCTGACATAAGCTGTAACTGCACCCTTGATTGTCTTCATCAGGTCATTGGCCTGTGTCGTTCCTGCATTAATTTCCTGATTGAACCGCCCCTGTTCGTCCACGTTATCCCTGATATACCGTTCTGTACTGCTAACCGTACTGGATAAACGCAAATAAGCATCATTGGCGGCACTTACATCCATATTCTGCATTGCATCATTAAGGTCATTCTGTGCCTGTAATGCCTGATTTAACTGGGATCGTAATCGTTCCAGTTCTGCATTGGCGGTATCAGTTCCAATATTTACCGAGTTGTTCTCAATCTGCTGAATACGGTCACGAACCATATCAATCCTTACCGCCAAACTGTTCAAATTTTGAAATGCTTCTGGCGGGAATATATTCATGTTGTAAGCCTGTCGTGCAATACTATCTTGTGTACTGCTCAACTGAGCAAGTAAAGTGTTTGTACTTTGAACTTCTTGACGGAATCGGTCAATTCCTGTCCCTGTAAAAACATCCAAGTTATCCGTCTGCCACTGAATAGGAATTTCCACAGGTGGAATATTAGAAAAGGAATCCCTGACAAGCCTTTCCGTATTACTCACCGTTTCGGAAAGCTGTAAATAAGCAGCGTTAATGTTGCCTATATTCATTCCCTGCATGGCTGTATTCAAATTATCCTGCAATTGCAAAGTGTAATCTAACTGCCCTCTTAACCGCTCTAACTGCGAGTTTGCCGAATCTGTACCAACATTCAGGGGATTATTTTCGACCTGCTCAATCATACCCCTTAAACTTTGAACCCTGTTTTCTACGTTCTGAATATCATAAATCGCCTGCGGGGAAAGTATTTGTGATTCATTCGCTTGCTGCGTAATTCTATCTTGTGTACTGCTCAATTGCTCCAACATAGCATTTACGCTTGCAATTTCTTGTTCAAAACGTTCTATACCGGTTTCGGTAAACACGTCCAGCCCCTCATACGATTCCCATTGCACCGGAATTACTACAGGTTCCGGGGGCGCATTAGGTTGAATTTCGGGTCGTATTGGTTCGGGATTTTCAACAAGCGGGGTCGGAAGGATTGGATTCACATCAGCATTTATTATTGTCTGTGACCCAGTGTCAACGGTTGGTGTAACAATGTTCGCCTGTGCTTCCTGTAAAGCTGCATTCAATTCTTCAACTGCTGATGTCATTTGATTAACTTCATCTGTAGCAGTTTCAAAACCTGATGGGTCTACACTTGCATTCATTGCCTGTTGCATGTCACCCGCTGCATAGACCGCTTCATAGGTGGAATTTATAATACCGTACATCACACTTGTAAACTGGTCATTAAGTTCTATCCCTGTCTGAATCATTGACATAACTTCACCTTCTTTCTTATCCATTTTTTCAATTTATCTATAAATGTTGGTTGAGGAAGGCTTTGCAAATAATCAGCCCTTATACACCGTCTTTTTATTTCCCAACCCACAACATTTATCATTAAGTCATCAAGTGCATTCAATAAGTCAGGATTCTTGACACTGTCAAGAATAGCTTGCAGTTCATCAGTAGTCTTAATCATTGCTTTTGTAAATAACAGTTTTAAAGCCGGGTACAGCTTTGAAGAATTATCAATAACAATAATTCCGGCATTAGTCAGGTTGATGTGCTCTACTTTTGCATCAGGCAGTAACTTCATACCGCCAATATATCCGGCTTTTACATATTGCATATTGACCGCCCAAAGGTGTTCATTTATTACTTCAATATTTTTATTCATTTCAGGTATTACCAATTTTCCCATTAGCGGCACCTTCTTTCATCAGCCCATCAATTTCAAATGCCGTTTCCTTCAATAGCTTTTCATGCCACACCATGATTACTTGACAGTACGCATTATTGTTTAGATTACGTTTAATTTTGTTCTGTTCACTCTGCAACTTCAATAATCCGTGTTGCAATTTTTTCATAATCGCTGTAGCCTTTTGCAACTGGACACGTTGAACAGTTTTGGAACCATAAATAGAATTCGTCAATTGGTTCAATTGTCTTGAATACTCCATGCCAACAGCAAGTTCTAACTTTGTGTTTTGCATATTATTCTGCTGATTTCTGTACATCTGTTCCACAAACCCCGTTATTCTTATTTTTCTGTTATTTTCCTTTATGTTTTCCATTTCCCAATTCAAAATCATACCGCCTTTTTTTCTGCCAATATATCAGCATGTATTTTTTCAAACGCAACCAAGGCTTTTTGATGCAATTCCCGGGTATACTGATAAGAACGGCCTATTTCATGCGCAACTGTTTTCAATGCCTTAAACTGCACATAGGTCTTAAAAAGCACTTGCATCTGTATGGCATCCGATAGCATTTGAATCTGATTAATGAACAAATCCTGCTTATACCAGAAATCAGTGATATCCCGGTCAATCTCTGCTTCCAGATCAGCCAGCTTACTGGCAGTATCTCCCACACGATCAACCGGTGAATTACTTTGAACCTTAGTTGAACTCATTCTTTGGGTTACTGATGTGGCTACCGCCAGAAGCATTTGCTTTTGTTCCTCTTTTTGCTTCAACCTGGTACTATGATTTTCCAACTCTGACAAATATTTTTTTGCTGTCATATCATCACTCCTTTCCTACAAACAAAGGTGCAGCATTACACCGCACCTTTCAACTGCACTGCTTCATTTGAATAATCTTGGATATTCCAAATACACTGAATTGTGCAATTCTCCCACCTTCATCATGTTGTCACTAAGCGTTAATACACTGTAATGTGTTTCATCTCTTAACCTGTTAATAACAGCACCGTTAAATTCCGGCTCGCCATAAATTCCGATACTGACCAATTCCGGCATATCCAATACCTCTTTCACGGACTCAAATCTATCTTCGTAAGTAATAATTTCTGCATTCACGCCAATATATTCATCCATAAGTATTAGCACATCCGCACTATAACCAAGTCCGGCATTATCGTTTTTCATTGCCAGTAATGAACGAATCATTTTCAGTGTAGTATAAGAACCTTTCAACGGTTCAACCACACTACGTAACAGGTCAGATGTGAGACCGTAACCGCACATTTCAATAACCTTCAAAGCGTTGGCAATTTCCTGTGAATTTGATTTTCCGTCATCCGTATGTACAACCTGATATTCTTTACAGAATTCGGTCACGACTGCTTTTAATTCCTCTGTTTTGGTCTTATTCAGTTCTTTCAATTCAACACGTAACTGTCCAACCAGTTCATCTTTCCCCATCTGTGAATATCTTGGGTCAGCGTTTATTTTCTGTAAGGCCTGACCAATGTCTTCCGCTTCCTGCCTGTGCTGATGGATAATCATCCGCACCTTTTTGGCACATTCTTCATATTTTTTTTCACTCATGTTCTTTGTCCTTTCTGCTTAATGCCTGATAATATCGCCATAATCCCCATCATTAGTACCTGGTTGAGGTGCTCCAGCTACGAAATCGGAAATATATTCCCAAAGGTTATTTCTCTGGCTGCCTGATAAAATTCCTTTAAACCGCTCAATTTCCGCATCAATATATGGTTTTGTTTTTGTAATCAGTGACTTTCCAAGGTCATCGGCCTTACCCATATCAATGGGTACTTCATACCCAGCTGCTTTTGCAGCAGATACCGCCATTCCGCTATAAGTTGCATTGGTATGGAAGTAATGCATCACATATTCATCTGCAAAGTTCATTTCCTGTTCAGTGATTCCCCATGTAGCGGGATTCTGTCTTGTTGCTTTATTCATTCCTTTCACCCTTTCTTTATTGTGATTTATTTTTACAAATTATACATCATATAGATGTATTTTCAAGTGTTGTATACAACATTTAGTATTTTCTTTAAAAATTTCACACCCTAAGATCGTTTAGATTCAGAATCATTAACATGAGCATAGAAAAACACGCCGTGTGACTTCATATAACCGTCATATGGCGTGTTTTTGCACTTACTTGAATATTTCTTTTATTGCTTCTCTGTAATCTTATATACGGCGTGTGTAGTCAGTCCATATTTTTCAGCCAGTTCCCCCAAAGACAAACCATGATAAAAGTCTTTTATTATTGCAGAGTTCTGTTCTTCCTTAGAAATGAACCCCTGACAACTATGATTATTGAATACTACATGTTCACCGTTCAGTTGTTCAGCGATAACCCTGAACTGTTCAACACCAACTATATTTTTTAATATCTGTAAATTCCGTGCATTCTTATTCAATCACATCACCCCTTTCCCTTATTCCTCATGTGCGCGCGTGACCATGTCAACAAACTTTTCATCACCGGGTTATGCTTTTGAGTGCCACATCATCTAACACTATTTGCTGCCCTGAATTCCAATCATATATATTATTTTGCAAGTCCATCAGTGTGACCTTCCGCATCAACGGGTGCTGTACATTGATTATGCTTCTTATTGCCTTGGGTTTATAGGTCACTTTAAAAAATAG